AGGGGCTGGCTAAATGTAAATAGTCGATTGCCAGCGCCAATCGCCAAGTTATCAACCACGTTCGTAACACGCACAGACTCATCTGACTCGAAGAGGTAACCCTTCGGATACTGGACATTGCTCCACGAAGCCACCACCACGAAATCATTTCCGCCATTCCTCAGGACGTTGACGTCGAGCCAAATGTTCGTATTCGCCACATCGGCCTGTGGGTCAATGTACACCCAAAAGTCGAGGCAGTTCGTGTCCTGATTAAACACATCAGGAAGGCCCCACATCCCATAGCCCTCATCAGTCACCGTCGTATTCAGCACCGCGGTATTTGTCCCACTGGAGAATCTCGCCATGCTCACCCTGGTAAAATTCGCGATGTTTGTCACCACATACGGGGTGATCAATTCCCCAAACTTTGCCGCGATCGTATTGGTCATGTCCTCAAACGTGGGGTAGTAACCAGTGAAGACCACGGCGTCCCCAAGCTCATTCACGGCATTCGTTGACACCTTCTTGACCGGGATCTGCGCACACGCGCTGAACGACACCAGGAAGAGCATGAGCATTGCCAGCAGCAGCTGCACCCACCCAGTATTACCAGCACCAGTCTCCTTGAGCCAGAAGCTCAGGAAGCCCGGCGCATTGCAGTAGTAGAAGTTGCCTGGATCGGCAGTCACCGAGCCCTCCGGCGTGTGCCCACTGCCAATGGTCGTGTTGGCCCCAGATCCGGAGATCGGAGTCCCGTGCTGATCTGTCCTGAGACCATCGGCATTGACGTAGTATCCGTCAATCTTTCGTAGCGTAGTGCTTACTGGCATAATGTCACCTATTCGTTGGATCCGCCTGCTCTATGAGGTACTCCTGCCCGGCGTCACGATATCGCTCATCCATCTTCTGCAGGTATCCCGGGCTCAGCATCTCACGTAAATTCCAGAGGACAAAGTAGTCTAATACTGGACGTAAGTAAAATAAATTGATGAATGGCGTGTTATCGATGAGTAATTTTCCCGCAGGTCCCTTGATGGATTCGCCCGCCATGGCACGCGACTTCATGTCAAAGAGCGTGTCAAGTTGCCCGAAGGCCGGGCCAGACAGGGTCTTCAGGAAGCCCCTGTAGTCGTTGTCATACTGGGTGAGCATCACGTCACCGAGCATCCCAAGCGACCCGCCCCTGATCGCCGCATCGTTGATGACGTTCCACTGGAGCTCGCCATCCTGCACGAGCGGCTTGGGCGTGCGACCCGCGACCATCTCCTTGAGGGACATGGACACGTACCCGAGCGCAGTGCCCATGGCCATGAGCATCGCCAGGTCGAATTTCCCGCGGTGGTCGTTCATGAGCCAGTGCCTGAAGGTCGGGCTCCCCCTGCCGTGCACCACCCTCCCAAGGATCTTGCGCATGATCGTGATGGGAAACGTCTTAAAGAGCATGAGCATCCCAACGGCCTCGCCAAGCGGAGTCCCGGACTGCGTACCAAGCCCAGTGTACACGCGCTCTCCGGCGCCGGGCGTCGGCACCGCGATATCCACCCGGTCCATGTAGTACGTCCTGAGGCCGGTCTCGAGCTGGTCGCGCATCCTCGCGATATTGGCGGCCGTTGGCTTCCTCTTGTCGAGCTTCACGAGCTGGGCGATCTCGTCATCTGTGAGAAATTGGACCTGATCAGGGAGCAGCATCTTCCCTCCCTCGCCGCCATTCGGAGAGTCCGCGAGTCGTCGGAGGAAGGTCCACTGATCGGGCCCAATGGAGTATTGGGGGAGGAGCCGCTGAAGCTCCCCTGGGAGCTCCTTGAATGGCAAGTGCGCGTGATCTCCCAGGTGCGCGGCCATCAATTCGGCGGCCGCGGCCTTTGAGGCGTCCGTCCACTGGTTCAGGAGATTCAGGTTAAAGAAGTGCTTCTGGGCCCCGTGGGTCCACCCGCTCATGGCCGAGTGCGCGGTGAATCTCGAGAGGGCGTTGCCGATCAGGGAGTCCATCGCAACTCCCATGTAACGCACCGTCCTCAGGTCGTCAGGAGACCGCTTGATGAAGCTCGTGAGCTGCTTCATGAAGATGTCCAGGTGGCTGATACCCTGGAAGGCGAGCTCACTCTGCATGAATGCGCGATCGGCGATCGACGTCAGCACCACGGCGCCCATCTTGGACATCTGGATCACGGTCTTGAGATTCCCCACCCTGTTGCTCAGGGTCGGGTTCTCGGAGATGTGCGCGCGCCCACTGACCTGGTCGTACGCGGCCCTGATCTTCCAGTCGTTGAGCGAATCGACCTGCTTCGCCGCATCGTCGCCAGTGCGAGCCTCCTCCTGGAGCTCACGAACAATCTGCCTGAAGGTCGACTCAGGATTCGGGCCAAGCCCCTCCATCAGCGCGATCGCGCGCGCCCGACTGTGGATGTCCTGGAGAACCGCCTCCTTGAACTGCCGAGTCCCGAAGCGCTGATTGTAGGCAAACGCGCTATCGGCGTCCTTGAACCACAGGATGCGGTGCTGGGACATCTTGTTCGCCAGTGACCCGGCACCCATCGGGCGAGACAGGTCCGCCTCGTCACGCGCCATTCCGTGGATCCCAGTGTAGATGCCCTCATGCACATCCCTCAGGAACTTCTCTGGGTCGGCGCCCTCGAAGGTTCGCTCATCATCGATCAGCGGGCGCACGAAGTCTCTCCAGGCCTTGTACGACGCGTCCTTGGAGGGGGATGAGAGGATCCCAGACTTGCCGAGTGAGCGCACCTTGAGCATATCATGTGTCTGTCGGATGATGTATCCTGGGATCCTCGAAATGTATCCGCCCGCGCGGTTATTCCTGGCAACCATCTCAGACGTGATGCCGTCGATGATCTTCGCCATCCTGAAGGCCTCGTCATTGCCAGTGACAGATCCGGGGGCCCGGCCTGGCTCCATGGCGCCCATCTCGCGATATACCTGAAGCACGAACTCAGGGTCTGAGCGCTTGAACTGGCTGATGAGCTTCTCCCGCTCGAGCTCTGCCACGAGCCGACCAAAGTACTTTCCGTGGATCGCCTTCGACTGGTAGTCGATGGAGAGGCGCGACCCCTCTGCGACGTTGCTCACGCCCACAAGGAATGCGCGCACTCCCTCGCCAAGTGTTGGCAATCCCCTGGCGGTGGCCTTGCGCCTGCGCTTGGCCATGATGCTGAGCATGCGATTGCGCTTCTGGAGCTGGTAGTTCATTCGCTCCTTGAGCACCTCCTCGCCAGCGATCTCCCTCAGGGCTTTCTCATATGGGAGATTCTTGCGGTTGGCCCTGGTCTTGGCGCGATTCTGCAGCTTCTGCAGCAGTTCAGCGGCGTCCCTCTCACTTATCTGGGACACCTTCCTAATTTGTGTGACGCACGGATTAGCCATTTGTCAGTAGGCAGTCTGCGGCGGCCCGAATTGCCACCTCGTCTGGCTCTTCGAGGTCCCGGTAAAGGTCCTCCAGGTCGCGCTGGGCCTCGAGCTGCTCCTCGGTGAGGGCCTGCTTTGCTGGCTTCTTCATTTGAGCAGACCCAAATTCTTCCTTGCCCTCATACCCAGAAATTCTAGCAGCCTCATCACGATCAACAAATTTCCCATTACTGTCAAGAAATCCCTGATCCATTGATTCGATGATTTTATCTGTTTCCTTGGTGGTAAGAATCCTCTTCTCGCGCTTGGCAACCTTGGAGATGTAATCAGCCAAGATCTCAATGTGCGTGCTTCCGGTGAGAATTTTACCTTCTGGTGTTTTTACAGCCACAGCGTCAACTGTTCTTGGTTCACGCAATTTCCACTTGCCTTTAGGAATGACCAAATCACCTGGTTGATCCCACTTGTGGATCCACTCATTTCCGCCCTGTGTATGAATCTTACTCATATCAAGGGCTTTACGATCTATCTCAATAATAACCGTTCCACTGTAGTAGTCACTAGCTAAATGCAAATCATCAGTAAAAGTTGTTCCTAACTCACCTTTACGTGCAGTAGGATTCATCACCTTGAAGTGCAGATTACCCTCATCATCCAAGAAAGAGGAAAGATCCTTATCTAATGTTGAGTGGTATAAAGTATCCTTTCCAAAGGTAGGTTTCTCCTTCTTGGGCTTCCCCTTCTTGGGCTTCTCCACCTTGACAACGCCCAGCTCCTCCTCGAGCTGCCCGACCTCGCGCTCCATGGCCGCGACATCCTCCTTCGCGATGGTCTCGCCGTGGGTGTACGCGCGCATCTCATCATCAGTGAGCGTCCTGCCCTCCCTGACGAGAGTCTCGAGCTCATTGATGCGCTCCTGGGCCTTGGCGCGCTCACGCCTTAGGAAATCATTAATGGCTTTTTGACGAGTCTTAGCAAACTGTGCTTCTTGCGCAATGGTAACAGCTTGCTTAATTTCATCAAGTCGACTAGAACTTAATTCTCCTTCAGTGTAATCAGACTCTCTAAGCTCAAAATCTTGAATCTTCTGCTTCTCTGGGTTGAATATCGCAGCTATTGTGCCGCTTCTCTTACTGCCTGGAGTATCGACAAGGTTCTCAAATATGACACCAGCCTTACCTTCCTCTTTTGCCTTCTTTAATAAGGCATTAATTTCATCGAGAATATCGTCTTTTACTGCTCCCTTGGCATCATGAACAAGCATTCCACGTTTTGGAAGCTCAATAGCTGTAATAAGATTCTTGTTTCCGTCACTCCAACCCATGTCACCCATCTCTGCCGCCATTTCAACAAAATCTGCGGCGGTCTTAATATCCTCAGCAACCCACAAAGCGTTAACGGTATCACCATACATTCCAGCAGCAGTCAGTTCACCCTGCTTAATAAATGGACCGGGCTTATCGATTCTACCGTGATAAAACACTTTGCTTGGCACCAATCGATCTGCCTTCTGCTCCGCCCTGAACCTGAGCACGTGATCGTCCTGGTCGAGCTTCAGGTAGTGGTCCACCCTGATGTCGTCGCCCTTTACGAAGTCGTTCATCGCGGCGCGCGCCATCACCTCCTGCGCCACTTGCGACGCCCCACGAATGGCCGCCGCAGCGGCATGAATCCCGGCCGCTAATGCCCCAGCCCCGGCGAGGTTGATCAGGGACTGCGCCATTCCATAATGCGACTGGTCCTGCCTGGCCGCGAGAAGCACCGGAACCTCGAATACCGCCTGGCCGCCCACGCCGTGAATCACCGACGCAAGAAATTTGGGGGCTCGCACGCCTGAGGCCGCGATCGCTTCGCGGGTAACCAAGCCGCGGGCCAGTGCCTGGCGCAGAGCCCCCGCCCCAGATTTGGCTAGAGTAGCAGCCAATCTCTCTTCGCCTACTACTGGGACAAATAGGAGGGCGAAGTCAAGCGGATTGAGGAGGTTCCCAGCCATCATGGTCGGGAGCCCAGCCACGAACCTCGTCCCAGAGAATCCATTGCTCAGGAAGAATTCCCTGTCCATCTCGGCCCTCTTGCGCTCATTGAGCGTGATCGCTGTCGACTCCCTGATGGGCCTGTCAAACTTGAGGTCCCCGACAGCGTACCTCTCATTGGCCTCATCGGGGCTGAGCATCCTGAAGTCCGTGCTCGCCTCATCGATGTGCACCTCGGTCATGCGCATCACCGAATTGAACGCGCTGTCATGGAACCCCTGCCTAAAGCTCGCGGACAGGTACTTCTCAAGCGGAACAGGGACCCTGGTCACCTGCCCGGAAGTCTCAGGATCAATCTGTGGGAATGAGAACATTAGCGCTCACCCCTCTTGATCCAGTCAGGCATCGACGGCCAGTTGGTCTGGAATACGCCAGTCCCGACCGTCCCAGTGAATGCATACGACCACGGGTCATCTGACTTGGTGGGCTTGCGCTGGACCTCAGTGACAACCGGGCGTCCAGGGACTGGCGGGCGCTCTGTGACCTGGCCGAGGTTGAACCCAAGCAATCCACGAACTGCCGGCCTAATGGCAAAGGCGGGCAGGTCCGTGAGATTGATCATGAATGCCCTATCGTTCTTGTCCCTGAGCTCAAAGTGGTTCAGGCCGTCGTCATAGTAGAGCACGGCCGCGCGCCCGTCTGGCGTCATCTGGAATGTCCCGCGGAGCCTGATCGCATCAGCTAGTGCCTCCTGCCTGGTCTTCTCAGTCCCAGCCATCTCAAGCGCTGGGAATAGCGAGCGTCCAAATTCATCTGTCATCTTGATCTCGCCGGGTGGGACATACTCAAGCGCGATCTGGAGCCTGCGACCAATGTCCTCAATCTCGGCATCACTCCTGATGAGCCTATTCTCATCCACCCTTGGGACGATCACGACCTTGCCGTTCACTTCCGCCGTCCCAAGCTGCTCACCCAAGATCCTGTTGACCGAGAGCTCCACGGCCTCCTTCGGGGACCTCGACCCGCGCTGGTGCAAGCCCATCGCATAGAGCATGATCCCGTTCCTGAACCCACTCACGACGTGCTGATTCTGGAAGTTATCGGATGAGGCTGGGTTCATGAACGCCAGCCAGGTGGGGTTCGTGTTGATCGCCGCGTCAAAGTCGCTCTCCTTATTGACCGCGGTCTTCCTGATGGCGTCGGCGTTCTGGATCACGCCCAAGTAGTCGTTGATCCACGTAGCCTCAGAATTCATCGCGGCCGCCCAGTACTCGGACCTGATCCCATCAGACCCAGGCAGCGTCACGAGGTCGTTGAACGCAACGGCCTGGTACTCCTCGGGGAATGACGAGAGCACTGACGCGATGGACTTGAGCGCCTCCTTCGGAGATCCCTGGTTGATCTTCGCGGCCTGCGCTGCGGCGTCACCTGACGACATCACGTGGACGCTCTTCCTGGGAACGTTCAAGTACATCTTGGCGTCATCAAGACCCTGAAGATCCTTAGCTAGGCCGCCGGGGTCCTTGGGCGCGCCCTGGTACCTGACAATGAGATCGTACAGCTCGCGCTGGTATTGGTCACGCTCAGGCGAATTCTCCGGAAGTGACGCGAGCTTATCACGCACCCTCGAGACCACGCCATTGTTCGCCGCCAGGTACCCGACTGGATCCTGGTCAATCATCCTGAGATTGTCCGAGATCCGCTTGCTGAGGAGCTGATACACGGCCTCATCGTGCGCGGCAGCGCCTGGGTCGGATCCAATCTTGTCGAGCATCTCCTGGAGCTTGGCGACCTGGTGTGCCGGTGCCCACTGTGACGCCTCATCATCCGCATCATTGACATCATTGTAGATGTCAATTAGGGCATCATCCTTGGCCTTCTCAGCTTGCGCCCTATCACGGGAGTATATTGACTGATATATTGTCAATGACAATTTATCCCGCGTCTTGCCCCGCTCTACCATGACTAGGTGATTCTGCCTCTGGCGCTCAACGGCGGCCACATCAGCGGCATTCTTAGAGCTGTTCGCAGAATCAATGGCCCGCTCAATGGTCTTGCGAGACGGCCCCTCGATGGAGGTCTTGTCGAGCAATTGCCTGGCAAAGTCAGGTGAGTCGTCCATGACCGCGTACACGGCATCCACGTACGCCTGATCCTTCAGATTCTGGGCCATGGTTGGCGCAATATCGCCAAGCATCGCATCAATGCTCGCTGAAACATCTGCCAGGTTCTGCTCAAGATCGGCACTGGCATCAACATTCGGAATGTCCCTCGATACCCTGTATCCGTCCACTGCGTCATTGATCTGGGACTGGATCGACGACTGCATGTTCGTGATCCTTGTCTGCGACTCAGTGATCAGCGCAGACTGGTACCTGCTGTTGATGAACGACCCAAATCTCTCCTTGGCGATATTGAACGCGGCCTTGTTAGGAGCGACCTCGCCAAGCTTCTGCAGCCTCTCGTCCTTGAGCTGCATGAGGTCGTCAGAGAACGTGTCCTTGGAGTTGTTCTCAGGATCAGCCATCCACTTGTTGATCGAATTCACCTCCTGTTGATAGGCCTCACTGGCCCACTGCTGGTTGATCATCTCCAGCCGGCGCGTGGCGAGCGCCCCAGCCACTAGCGATGACCTAGTGATCTCCTGGCCAAGGTTAGCAATGGCGGCGCCCTCAGCCACGCCAAAAGCAGTCGGGTCAGAGCTGGGAAGCGGCACGCCCCTTGCGCTAGCCTCAGATTGAATTGTTGGTATTCTTGCCATTAGAACTTAGGATTTGACGTCTTTGACTTGGCGGACCCACCATAGTTGGCACCGGCAGACGCAAGGATCCCAGCGCCCCCACTCACCCCGCCAAGAATGCTTGACGCCTGCTGATATGGGAGGGCGCCCATGGCGGCTTTCCCACGCATCCTCTCGCTCTGGCCATGGAGATGATACGCCTGAGCCCCGGTCGCGCCAGTATAGAGAGCCATGAGCGCATCCCACTCGCCCTGAACTGCGGAATCAGCCGAAACATCAGCGGCCGTGCCAGAGTCCGGGTCAATCCCAGACTTGGCCCACGCCGCGCGCTGTGACGCAAGGACCCTGCGATTTTTATCCCTAATCCTCTGAGCATCCAACGCGGCCTGTTGTCTCGCGGCAGCGGCATTATTTGCCGCGACAGCCTCATTGAACTTTGCGGAATCCTTAGCAGCCTTGGCAGCCTGAGCATATCCCATGGAGGAAACCACGCCACCAGCTATGGACCCCGCCGCCGCAACAATCGCGACAATGATCAGCGCAGTGGCCGTAGTTATTGCACACTGCGGATCACCCGCAGCTCGATACTCCAGCCTGTAGGCGCGAGTAATATCCTCAGCGGCCCCGAGGCAGAGCTCAAATTTCTCATGATCTGTCATAGGTCAAGCCTGTAAAGCGTCTGAAGTTTCACGAACCCGTGCCTCTCATAGAATTTCTCGGTCCTGGCCTCATTAAGTCCAGACATATTGGCCATTAGCACGCGCTCAATGTGCGAATCCTGAACATGCTTCTTCATCTCATTGAAGAGCCTGACGCCAGCCATCCCCCGATGATCTGGATCCACGAACCAGAAGGTCTCCTCCATCGTTATCTTCCCATCCATGAGTCCCATCGACATGATGAAGCCTATCGACCCAATGATCCTGCCCTCCTCACGACACACCCACATGATCGCGACTCCAGCCCTGAGCATCTGATTCCACACCATAAGGAATGTGCCAGAGTGAAACTCGCCAGGAAGCTTGGTCATTGCGTAGAACTTCTCCCCAAGCTCAGCAACTTGACGAGCATCATCATCGTTCAGCCAATAGACTCTCTCAATCATTCGCTAGTGTTCAGCTTCAGCATTAGCGCCAAGATGATCAATGGCACTGGATCAGACTGCGTCATGACCAATCGACCATGGCCATACGTCTGCTCTGGCGAGAACTCCACATCGCCAGTATACACCGAATTCGTGTCATCAATATCGCCAAAATGCTGCGTTGGGAGAACAGACAGCTGCGACACGCTGGGACCCTGCTTAAATGGCAGCGAGTCCTTGACTCTCGCGGCCACCTCGCTGACTCGCTTGAGCTTGCCCTGCGATGTTCCAGCCGGTGACCCACCCTCAGGGTCCAGGGTCTCAAGGAGTGAGGTGTATGCAAGTCCAGCGTGCACCACCGACGCGGCATTGGAGAGCGTGAACTGGCCAGATGACACGACCTTGGTTCCAATGTACGCGCCATCTGCGACCACTTGCACTGTCTCACCCTCCAGGTGCCCAAGGCCAGCGATTATGGTGGTCGGCGCGCCATCGTAGGTGAGTCCCGAGTCCACGAAGAACATGTCGCTCTTGGTGTCCCCAGCAGATGTGTCGAAGTCTCGCTCAAGCTTCTCAATGTATCGCTTCGTCCCGCCATTGATCGTGCGCTTGACGATGACATACACGTCATCGCCGTTGTCGCTCGGGATAGAAGCCACGGATTCGACAGTCACGCCAGTTCCGCCCAAGATGTGCCTGTGCCACGCAATAACGTCATGCTCTCGCTCATACGTCATTGCTATGAGCTGGCCATCCGCGGTGACAATCCACATGGTGCCAGATGGCTGATCCTGAAAGGCCGACTCAACACCGCCACCGTTGTCCCTGAGAATGTGCTCACTAATGATCGTCAGGTCCTTTGCCGCAAACGCGTCGATGTTGAAGTCGTACACCATCTCACGGACCTTATTTCCGCCTCGCTGGATGAACAGCGTTGAGCTCCCAGACCTTTGCGCATTCTCTGGCTCGATCGACCCATAGTAGGTCTGTGGCAGGACCGATATATTCGTGGGCGATAGTGGCTCAGACAGTGAGCTTGGCTTGACCTGGTACTCCGCGCCAATGGTGCCAACAAGCATTACTGGCCCAGCCTCAATCCAAGTGATGGGATTCGCCCTACCAGACACGAGCGTCACGTAGATGGCGCTGTCTGCAAGAACATCGCCGTCTGGCGTGCTCGGGGCCATGTTCTCGTAGTCGGCAGAAACCGAGAGCCAGAGCGTTTGTGACTGATTGCTAGTCTTCGCAAAGCACAGCCGCTGCTCGTGAAAGCCCACAATGGCCGGCCACCCGGCGTCATCAGACCACGCCCCGATTCTGAAGTCATCCGCCTTCCCGCCATTGTACAGCACGCTGGCGTTGCTCTCATCCCACGGAATGAAGCCATTGGACGTCCCAGCGACCACTGTGGGAGACGTGTACTCGGTGATTGTGATGCAGCGCCAATCTGACCCAAATCTCAGCCTCATGGACTTGCCAATGTCATTTGGCGTAAACAGGGCATCCACCGAGGTAAGTTTCACTGTGATCGTCCTATCGCCCCTGAGCTCTGGGACAATGGATGGGTACGTATATGAAAACATCGTTAGCTGCGTCCCAGACACGTTTTGTGGGCCAGCATAGCTCAATATCTTGATCCACGCGTGAGTATCTGCCCAGGTGTCACGAACATGCCTCCCAAGATCCTTTGGGGAGAACACGCCGGCATAGTTCGCAGATGCCCCGCCATTTCCTGGCACAGAGATATGCACAAGATTATCGGCATTAACTATCGGATCAATCACCTGGACCGTGCACTCGGAAAACGATGTAACTGACAGGATCTTCGCAAGGCCCCACGTCTCACCAAGTGGGTAGTCGATGTATTTGCCAACATCACCAGCCGCGAGCCCGGTCTGAACTCCAACCTTGATCGTTGGGTAGGTGTACGAAACAATCGTCACAGCCGTGGCACTCACGTTCCTTGAGTCTATGAGGGCAGTGACGAGCCACCACGACTGAGATCCCGTGAGTCTCACGTACTTGCCAACAGATGAGCTATCAAAGATTGCGCCAACAGAGGTCACGGTGCCACCAGACTGGGTGACGGTATTGGCATTTACTACCGGCATCCTATAGAGCCCAGAGTACGTCACATATGACCCGCTGAAGATGACCGCCTCATCAAGTCCCGAGCACTCAACCACTGTTGCGCTAGTAAATGCGGTAATCTTCCTGAGGCCATGGTGCACGTACCCATACGAGTCAACGTGATCACGGTACTCAACGAACTTATTGACGTCGCCAACAACAAATAGTGACGCAGTAGCAACGAGCGTCGTCTCAGCAGTTATGTTCGTGAACAACGATGTAACGTCAGAAACAACCTCCACGGTGATCTTATTTCCGCTCGTGTCAACATCGAGATATGGCCCGTCAAGTGGAGCGTAAAGCTCCAGCCTCCAGTCAGTGTTCCCATACCTCAGGAGCTTCCTCGTCTGATAGTCGCCATGTGCAAGATAGAGCACATCAGCAGACTGCGTGAAGCTGATCTCACCCACATCGTTCTGGCCCCATGGAGTCACGACCTCCAAAGTGCTGTCCTGGATCCAGTACGTTGCCCAGCTCCCACCCACGCCCGGCTGAGATGCAGCGCCAGATGTGTGCGCCAATATGCACCTATACACGAGCACGCCGTCATTGACGAAGTCCCCAAGCGCATAGTCTGTTGCAGTAACCCACGCACTGGTGGAGCTAAGGTCGTGCACGACCACCCCACCATTCACGTACACCCTGACGTAGAAGTCGCCAAACTCCAGCACATACGCCTGCTGATTTGAGAAGACGAATGGAATCAGCCTCGAGAGCTTAGAGCTGTCCTTGCTTGCGTTAATGAACCGAGACCCGGACCTCCTGACTACGCCACCCTGTGGCTTGACAAGAAAATTCTCAAGTCGCCTCGCGCCATTGAAGTACTTGTTGATGTCAACGCGCCCATACATGAATGGCGATACCTCACCACTAGTGAAGTTCGTTTGGATTGTATTTGCGCGCGACATTTCACCAGGTCTTTGGGTCCCTCACAAACTGGTTAAAGTTGCTGTTCCTCGACCTGAGCCACTCATCATCATCAAACTGCCGCGAGGGCTCCTCAACCGAGTCGGTGAACTTGGCCTTCTTCAGGATATTGTAGTAGGCGCGCTCAAGCGCCGAGTTCCTGGCGTCAGAGGCCTCGATCAAGAAGCTAATCTTCCACGCGAGGCACGCCGCGAGCGCCTCATCAAAGATCGCATCAAACTGGGTGGTGGTGGTGAGATCGTACACGTACCTCAGCCACAAGGTTCCCTCATAGGTGAGAATGAATCCGGCCTCAATCCGATAGCTGTCAGGGTCCATCTCACTCCCGCTCGTGTCATACACCGTGTGAACCCTGATGAAATCCACCGGAAGTGGAAACCTGTTGTCGAACTCAAAGACTGGCGGGGTCGCGTCGGGCGTGTCAAGAACCACCCGCTTTGTCGCAAAATTCCACGGATAGTCCCTGAGCACGAGCTTACGACAAATGTTGTAATTGCGATTACAGGCCCGACCCTCCTTAGTTGCCTCAGCAAGACTCGCGATATAGCGAGCGCCAAGAAGGTCGAGCGCGGAATTGCAAATTGCTACATCTGTTGCGGCCATTAGAGGGCATCAATTGCTGCTTCAACAGAGCTAGTATCAGTGCCAGCGGAAATCTCCCCAACATAATCCTGAATAGCGACAATCTGCGCGGCAGATGCCGGGCAGACCAGTGTCACCGATCCCTCTGGCACTCTGTTCGCCGTTGGCGCCACTTGGCCAAACAAGTGGTGTGGGTCCACCGGCTGAATGATGATCTTATATGCCAAGGCCATGATAGGGGCCAGGGGACCCGAAGATCCCCCGGCCAGTTGATCACTCAACCACGTACATGATGTAGCCAGACAGCGTCTGACCAGCCATGGCCGCCGCAGCTGTCGTAACCGTCACATACAACTCCTTCTCGGTCTCGTACAACATGCCAAGGGCCACGGTCGCCGCGAGGTCCACCGGAGTGGTCGTCGTCTGGGCCGCAGCCGCCTTCAGGTAGGCCACGTTGTCTGCAACACTGAGTGCCGCATCAAGGTAGCCAGACCCATTCTTGGCCATGAGCCCATACGATAATGTCGCCGAGCCGGTGGTCGCCGAGACCGCCGCCTTTCCACCCAAGATGCGAGCGCCCTTGGGAATGATGCACAGGGCCGTGTCATCACCAGCGGCCTCGGTCGCATAAACTCGAGTGAATGAGCTCATGCGCACCTTGCCACGGTGCTGATTTGGCTTGACTGGGGCATAGAGCTGTGGAGAACCGGGAGCGGTCTGACCCAGCTCAGTGCTGTAGTTGTCAATGGTCGTTGCCATATTTTGTTTTTCCTTTCAGTGGTTTTGAGGATAGCTACAGCGCGTTAATCGCCGTGTTAACCGATGTCACATCATCGCCCTGCTCTAGGTGCTTCAGGTACTTCATCAGTGCCCGAGCATTAGTCCCACCACTAGCCGCCCCAAAACCCATCTTAATCAGATAAATCAGGGGTTGAGCCAGTGAATCTGAATTGGTCTGTGTTTCCGCGGTGCTTGGACGACGACACTCAATCGTTGTGCCCAGATCAACCTGCTGCAGCGTCACCTTAACTCTTGCCGTGTAGGCCATAAGGATTCCTCAATAACGATCCACCTTACGTGGTCTCGTCACACTTGATTCGCAGCACCTTCTCCTCCCACATGCGCGTGCTGCCAAACGAAGCACACACGTACACCTGGATGGAGTTCCGCTTGTCGCGTCGAGGACCAACATCCACGTTGATCTCAAGCCCAGTGGCCAGCAACAAGCCCTGTCGTTCCCAGGCGATGCAGTCCCGGACATTCGACGCAACAGTCAGTCGATTCGTCCGGATGAACTTAAAGCCCATGAACGTGTCAATCTCACCCGCGACCAGCGCCTTAACTGTGTTGTAGTCCGAGCTCGTGACCTCAGTCGTCCGAAGAAGCGACTGAATCTGGCTTGGATCACAGGCAAGAAACAGGTCCGCCTCGCCCTCATTAGCAGCCTCCTCCTTATCCAGGAGGTACCTGGCCCGGCGAAGCTTCCCAATCGTAAGATTGGAATTCACCGCGCCACCGCTCTCCACATAATTCACGGCGATCTCAGACGCGGCCGGGAAGGTCACCGTGGTGCTCCCAGTCTTGCCAGTGTACGCCGTTCCAAACGCGGCCTCGATGATGATGTCATCCATCTTGCGGCCAAGCGCCATGACGGCATTGGTCACATAGGACGAGGTGGGGTCTGCCAACATGCGGATCTTGTCCTTGCGGTCAATCAAATCCGCCCAGTCAAAGTCCCTCAGCCCAACGCGCCGCCTATCATGTGGCGTGCTGATCAGGGGAGTGTCAGAGTGACGCGAGGTCACCTCGACGGCATCGGTCGGGCCAATGCGGTCGTAGAAGTCAAATTCAGCGGCCTGGGACTCGTTACGAACCGCGGGGCGGAGCCGTGATCCCATCTGCTGGAACTTGATTTCGATATTGGCCCTGTAGCTCTGCACTAGGGCCTTATCTACCTCAATGCTCATTGTTGAATCTCACGTTAACTATTTGCTCGGAAGAGTTGTCCCTTACGGGATTCCACCTACGAACACGGTCGATAGCCGCCGAGTTTCTTTCTCGGAATAGCGAGATCCATCGAAATGGGTTGTCCCGCAGACAGTACGAACATACAATTGACATTCACCGTCGTAAACAAAATTGTTTACG